CGGGTTAGTTCCAAAACCGCCAGTGCATCCCGTACCGAGAAATTTCACGTGTTGTCCGCACTGTCAGAAACCAATGCAAAAACGTTATTGGTTATTTGGTGAGTATTGCTGTGCTAACTCTTTTTGCGCTAGCAAGCACGGTTATATTCCAGTGCGCCATAAAGCGCCTGCCAACAAAATAACATCAATCATGAACCCGCCAGGTGATGATTAATGATTGCCACCTATATTGCTGGGCCAATCAGTGGCAACGTCGAGGCCAATAAGCTGGCATTCTTTAGTGCAGCAGAGGAACTGGCCGTAACAGGCAGAGTAGTGTTGCACTCTGCAGGGTTGCCCGTTGGGCTCACAGAACCCCAGTATATGGATATCTGTTACGCCATGATCCGCGCCTGCAGTGAGATAGTGATGTTGCCCGGTTGGCGCAAATCAGATGGCGCCACCGCCGAGTATTACTACGCCAAGAAGATCGGGCTTAAGATTGTGTTCGTCCCAACTGGAATAGACATTGAACGCGGTATGAGTTTAGTATCGTGATAGTGAAATTTAAGAGCTAAAAATCATGAATAACGAACGAAATTACACCATTGGCGCAGAAGATATCGTTGCCGTGGATATGCATTTTGAAAATCAGATTGAAAAGCTGATACATGACATTCTCAGTGTTGATGTCGGTGAGTCTTTTGCGATCAGTATTTATGATCTTGTAAATTTAATGCTTCATCCAACAAAAGAGGATTATTTAAAGCTATACAAGATTGCCGCATACAAGCTTTTAACAAGGCTAAAGCATGTCGATATAGATAGAGCCAGAAATCTAGTATGGGTTTGCGATGAAGGCCGTTGCGTTGTTTATTTTGGAATGAAAGATAGTCACGGCTTCTTTGAGTTAAAAGATTTATAAATCAGTTAAGTGATAAGTAATAAATGTGATCAATGCTGTTTTATTTATATGAATAATTGCCTAAGTTAAAAAGGTTATAATTTGTAGCTTTTTAGACGGATCCATTTAAAACCAAGGAGCAGGAAGTGGCAGATAATCATCAAATTAAATGTATTAATAAAACGGATCGTGCAAGTGCGCATGAGCGAATAAGCCATGTTGGTGGAACAAATCAAGATGGAACAAGATGGAAAATCTCTCTAGAGAGAGCTATTGATGGAATTGAGTCGGGCAAGTGGAAATTTTATGTCGGCGTTGGTGAGCATTCAGTTTGGGTTATCATTGCCACCAGTGCCAAGGGTAATAAATATTTGAAAACTGAGAATGATGGTGAGCAGCCAAATAATCTACTTAGTTTGCCTGAGTGTCCATAAAGGCTCATCAGCATCTATTGACCCAGCCGCATAGATTCACTATCGTGCTATAACAATGCGGATTAAAGCATCTAAAGCCACCTTAAAGGTGGTTTTTGCATTTCTGCACCTTAAATTATTGTTCAACTTGAAGCCTCAGCATCTGCTGGGGCTTTTTGTTTTGGGGCATCTATGAATAAGATTTTGATGAGTGTTGCCAATCCAAATGGATTCAAGCTCGAGTTACTGCTTAAACAATTGCAAGAAGAAGTCGCTGAGAAGACGGCTCGTGTTGCGCATGATAAAAGCGAATTAGCAGAGAAGGTTAAGTCAAATAATCTTCAAATCATCAAACTGCTATCTGAAGCTGAAGCATTGCAGGTAGAAAGCTTGAAGCTCATGGCTGCAAAAGCGCCAGATACAGGTCCGTTAGGTTCACCACGGATCGGAAAGTAAAAGCATGCGCAATAAGATGATAGTCACAGGCCTTAGCCTATCAGCTGCAGCTTTCATCACCTTGGTCACCTCAGAAGGATTTGCGCCAGTCGCTACAGTACCGGTGCAAGGAGATAGACCAACAGGCGGTTTCGGTTCCACTTATCACGCAGATGGTCGGCCCGTAAAGCTTGGTGATAAATTCACCCCAGTTAATGCGCTTACAGCAGCTAAGGCTCACATCTCAAAGGATGAGGAACGCTTCCGCAATAGCTTACCAAATGCCGAGCTTAACCAAGCATCTTACGATCTTTATATCGATTGGGTTTACCAGTACGGCATTGGGCGATGGTCAAACTCACCTATGCGTGATCATGTAATCAAAGGTGAATATCAACAGGCATGTGATGCGCTTCTGCTTCCGCAGTATCGCACTGTCGCTGGCTATGACTGTTCAACGCCTGGCAACAAGCGCTGCTATGGAGTCTGGGTTCGAGTGCAAGAGCGGCATAAGCGCTGCCTTGATTCACTGCAGTAGATTTACTCTAAATAATATCCAACACAACGCTATTAGAAGCGATTACAGAAGGGTTTAAATTCATGATGCCAGCGGTCAAATCTTTCGGTAAAGGCTCTGAAATCAACGCCTGTGAATCGGTTGAGGCGTTGTCAGTGGGGGTGGGGCGGGTCGAAACCTTGGAGCTTTTGCCTAACTGACCGTGCACTCCCATCTTTATACAAAACCGCGAAATGAAACCTTTTTTCTGGCGCAGGAAGGTCTTGAAAATGTTCAGTACATTAAAGAATAAAATCATTGCGTTAGTTATCGGTTTATTGGTCGTTTCCATTTTTGCTTTAGGTGTGTTTTTGATGATAAATCAGGGTCAAATAGCACAGTTAAAGAGTGATTTGGCTATATCTGAGCAATCAAGGGAAAACTTGCAAAAGGATTTGACCTCTGTTTCAGACTCGCTTGAAGTTGCTGAAAAAGATAAAGAAAACCTGTTATCTAGCCTTAGCTTATTAGCGAAAGCATTAAGCAATCGTGAACGTGATCGAAACGAAATTAAGCAGGAATTTGCCGCAAGTAATAAAGAATTGAAGCAAATTTTTAATGGGGCCAGTGATGAAAAAACGAAATCTTGGGGCACTGCTGATATCCCTGCAGATCTTAATAGGCTGCTCGAGCGTTCAGCCAGATGTGCGAACCGTTACCGTCACCAAGATAAAGTATGTTTTCCCGCCACAGGAACTGATCAGCCAGTGCCTAGCGCCACGATATTCCAGCAAGAAAAACCAAGAACTTTCTGAATACACCAATTCGTTGATTGAAGTGATTTCATTGTGTGACCGAGATTGGCTAGCACTAGAAACATGGATTAACGAGCAAAAATCTAAACTGTCTACCGAGTGATCGGAGGCTAACAATGAATATCAAACCATTGGCGCCAATTATGGATAAAGCTACGACAACCGGAAGCTATATTGCTTCGATCTCAACAGCAATAGGCGGCTTTTTGTCACTCAACAATATTGCGTTGCTGTTGGGTATCGCATCAACAATCGCTTTAGGCATTGTTCAATATCGTCTCTCGCGAGAAAAGAAAAAGCAAAACCGAGAATTTCACGAAGCGAGAATGGCATTGCTTAAGCAAGGCAACTTAAAAGCAATCAATATGGATGACGGCAATGAATAAAGTCGTAGTGGTCTTCAATGGCGCCATCGTTTCAGTTCCAGCTGTCGAATCTGATATTGGTAATGGCGGCAATGGCGCAAAATCATTAGTGCCATTGGTACCCGCTGATTGGGTTGATGTAACTGCATTAAATGCGGCATACCCAACATTTCAAGGTAAAACTAAGCCGCCAGTCATCAAGCAAAGCAAGCAAGATGATTTAATCGAATCAATGCAAGCCCTTACCGCCGCCATTAATGCCCAAACCACAGCGATCAGTCAGCTGGTAAATAGTAATCTTGAAATCGTTGATCAGATGATGGCCTCAGGGCCAGAAGAAGAAAAGCTATCAGGCTATTTAGATGGCTCAGATGAGTTATGAGTCAAAAACCTAGCTGGCGTGATGACAAGCGTAAAACCGCAGAGCGCGGGTACGGTGGACGTTGGCAAAAAGCCCGAGAAACATTCTTAAGTCGTCACCCGCTTTGTTGCTTCTGCGAACAAAAAGGCAAGATCACAGCCGCGACTGTAGTTGACCACAAAATTCCACACCAAGGTGATCAAGCCTTGTTCTGGGACACCAACAACTGGCAACCGCTTTGTAAGCTTTGCCACGATAGCACTAAAAAAATAATGGAGAATAGAGGGGTAAAGCCTGGCGCTGATGAAAGCGGCAAGCCCACAGACCCTAACCACCATTGGAACAAGATTAATTGAGGTGAAAAGTGGCAGTAGGAAGAAAAACCACCCCCACTGCGCTCAAGCTAGTTACAGGGAACCCAGGCAAGCGGCCACTCAATAAAAAAGAGCCGAAATTGCAAGCAGGTATTCCTCGCATGCCAGCTCACTTAAGCCCAAGAGCCAAAGCCGCATGGAAAAAACTCACCCTACTACTAAAAAATATGGGAGTTCTTACCCTTGCCGATGGTATGGCCCTTGAGCGTTTATGTGATGTTTACTCCGAAATCCTTGAGCTCAGAGACGAAATTAAGCAAAACGGCAGAACCTACCAAAGTATCAAAATCATCGCCGAAACCGTTGATGACGAAACCAAAGAATTAACGCAAGTCGAGCAAATGCTAATGAAGGCTAACCCAGCCGTGCAAATGCTGGCTGATGCCGATCGGCGCTTTAGAGCCTATCTCGTTGAATTTGGGCTAACCCCATCAGCCCGTAGCAAAGTACAGGTAACTGATGGCGCCAAGAAAAAAGACGAAGTCGACGAATTCTTCGGATGATATAGAAGATCGTGTTACTCGTTGGGCCAAGCAAGTTGTATCAGGCGAGTTCTTAGCGGGACCAGACATCCGTAATGCCTGTAAACGGCATTTAAAAGACTTAGAAACAGGCCACGAACGTGGCCTTTATTTTGACTTAGCCGCAGCAAACCGTGCGATCAGCTTTTTCCCAAAAGTATTGCGCTTAAGTGGTGGTGACCACGAAGGTAAGCCGTTCCATCTTCTAGATTGGCAAGCCTTTATTGTTGGTTCGTTGTTTGGTTGGAAAGATGCCGACCATACCCGCCGATTCCGCATGTGTTATGTAGAGAGTGGCAAGGGTTCCGGTAAATCACCGCTCGCAGGTGGAATAGGGCTTTACGGTTTAGTCGCTGATGGCGAGGCAAGTGCGGAAATTTATGCCGCCGCGACCAAAAAAGATCAGGCCATGATCCTATTCCGCGATGCGGTTTCCATGGTCAACCAGTCACCACAGTTAAGCTCAAGATTAAAAAAATCGGGAACTGGGCAGAGTGTTTGGAACCTAGCCTATCTCGAAAAGAATTCATTCTTTAGGCCAATAAGTTCGGACAACGGCCAATCAGGCCCACGTCCACACATGGCGCTGATTGACGAAGTTCACGAACACAAGAATAACAACGTCGTTGAAATGATGCGCGCCGGCACCAAAGGCCGCAAGCAAGCGCTGATCTTCATGATCACCAACTCAGGCCACGACCGCACCAGCGTTTGTTACTCATACCACGAATATGGCAAGGCCATTTGTGCGGGTACCAAAGAAGATGACTCATTCTTCGCCTTTATCTGTTCTCTCGATGAAGGTGACGACCCAATCAATGATGAAAGCTGCTGGCCGAAAGCAAACCCGTCACTCGGGTATACCTTCACGCACAAATACCTGCGTGAACAGGTTACACAAGCCAAGGGCATGCCAGCCAAAGAGAGCATTGTTCGGCGCTTAAACTTCTGTCAGTGGGTAGATTCTGCTTCGCCTTGGCTATCAGCCGACACATGGACAGATTGTGAAGATGATTTTGATATCAGCGAACTCTTCGGCGAAGAATGCTACGGCGGGCTCGACTTATCCGGTACCCGAGATTTAACGGCATTAGCGCTTTACTTCCCGCGAGTAAAAACGTTATTAGTCGAGTTTTGGACACCAAAAGACACCTTGCTTGACCGAGAACGCACCGATAACGTGCCGTATTCAGCATGGTTAAGGCAAGGTTTTATCCATGCACCACCCGGGCATGCAGTGGACTACAGCTTTGTCGCCGAACGCATCGCCGACTTATCAGCACAGTTCGATATCAAATGCATCGGCTTCGACCAATATCGTATTAACTATTTAACGCCAGCGCTAACAGAGGCAAACGTGTTTATCCCACTGGTTAAACACGGGCAGGGTTACTACAAAGCATCTGAATCAAACCTGTGGATGCCACGCTCAATTGAAGAGTTCGAAAAGCTGATCACCAGTAAGCAGATCAGAATCAAAACCAACCCATGCCTAAGGTGGAACGCAGCAAGCGCAGTGCTTGAGGCCGACGCCAAAGACAACCGTATTTTTACCAAGAAAAAATCCACAGGCCGCATCGATGGCGTAGTCGCCGCCGCAATGGCAGTGGGAACGGCATTAGAGTCAGATGGCATAGATGATACCGAAGATTGGTTAGCAGCGATAAGGGACCCAATTTACTAATGAACACACCACTTGCTCTATTCATTGCCCTAGCGCTCACAGGTTCATTACTGGCTGTCGCAGGCGTTTACATTCTTTTTGGGCTTGGCTGGTCATTGCTAGCGGGTTCATTGTTTGCATTCGCTGGCGCCTCATTTTTACGTAAAGGAATGACTGCGTGAAACCAACCAACTCATTAGGTTCAGTCATTGCGAAAGCGGCAAGCCAACCATTTGCATCGTTAGATAGTTTTATGGGTAAAACCTTAAGGCTCACAGACGGTGATTTTTGGTCGCAATTAATGGCAACCTCAAAAAGCGGCAAAACGGTTAATGTGAATACTGCCATGCAGCTTGCTGCAGTTTGGGCCTGTGTTCGCCGCATTGCTGAAACCGTTGCCATGCTGCCATTGGGGTTATACGAGCGCCAAAGTGATGGCGGCAGAGTACAGGTTCAAGGCAGCCTATCAAATGTGTTAAGCCTTAAGCCAAATGCTGACATGACAGCAATGCAGTTTTGGGAAGCCGTCATAGCCTCATTGCTGCTAAAGGGTAATGCATTCATTGAGATCCACCGTTCAGGTACCGACATTATCGCGCTCGATTTCCTAATGCCACACCGCATGGATATCGATCTCGCCGATAACGGCAGTCTAGTGTATTGGTACACACCTAGAAAGGGTAAAAAACGTCAAATAGAAAAGCAAAACATGATGCACATCCCCGCATTCTCGCTGGATGGTTTGATTGGCTTATCGACTATTTCCTATGGTGCCAATGTATTTGGCGGCGCTATGTCAGCCGAAGATGTTAGCGCCAATACCTTTAAAAATGGTATGACAAAAACAGTCGCCTTCAAGGTAGATCGCATATTAAAACCTGATCAGCGCGCAGAATTTCGTGAGTATGTAAAAACCATCACAGGCGCAATGAACGCGGGTAAATCCCCCGTACTTGAGCAAGGTGTTACCCCTGAGTTGATTGGCATCAACCCGATTGATGCCCAGTTACTCGAGTCGCGAAACTACAGCGTAGAAGAAATCTGCCGCTGGTTTTTAGTGGACCCTTCATTAATTGGTTTTGGTGGTAAAGATAGCAATTGGGGCACAGGGTTAGAGCAAAAGATGATCGGCTTTGTCACCTTGACGTTATCTTCTTGGATCCGCCGCATTGAGCAGTCAATTAGCATCAACTTGCTCACTCCAGCACAGCGTCAAACTCAGTACGCTCAATATAACCTTGAAGCCCTACTTCGTGGCGATAGTGCATCACGGGCAGAGTTCTACAGCAAAATGACTCAAAACGGCATTTACACCCGTGACGACTGCCGCGTAAAAGAAAACTTACCGCGCCGTGGCGGCAATGCCGATGTGTTAACTGTTCAAACCAACTTAGCCCCCATTGATCAGCTGGGTGCTCAATCTGAATCTGCAAAAGTACAAGCCGCATTAAATAGCTGGCTTAATCAAGACAAGCAGGGTGGATAATGCCAATTATTAATATCGTTGTAGGCCCGCCATGTGCAGGTAAGTCAACTTACATTAATGATAATCGTAAAGACGATGATGTCGTGGTTGATTATGACAAACTTGCATCCTCATTAGGCTCAGTAGTAAGGCATCAATCAACAGGATCAATTAAGAAGATTGCAGGCAAAGTACGCTGGTCAGCTATCAATAACATACTCAAAGGTGTTACCCATGACAGTTGGATAATTCACACTAATCCAAGCCAGTCAACGGTAGATCGGTATCATGATCATGATGCCGTTTTTCACTTAATCGACCCCGGTAAAGAAGAATGTTTAAGCCGTTCTAAAAGTGATAATCGTCCCGAAGGGACTGATGAAGTCATTGAGCAATGGTATGAATCTCCACCATCAATAACCAAATCAGAAGAAACCATAGAGCAAGCCTCAATTAGGAGTAATGCAATGCCATTTCCAAAAAGCTTCTCGCAGAGCGGAGTGCGCTGCGATGTTTCTCCGCGTGCGCAAGAGCTGTGGAACCCAGCGATTCAGGCCGCGGTTGAAAACACTGAATCTACCATTACGGTTTACGGCATCATTGGCGAGGACTGGTATGGGGAAGGCGTCACGCTGAAGCGTATCGATGCTGCGCTACGCAGTATCGGCGCAGATAAAGATGTGACCGTCTACATCAATTCTCCCGGTGGCGATATGTTCGAAGGTATCGCCATTTATAACCGCTTGCTTGAGCACAAAGGCAAAGTGACCACCAAAGTGCTTGGCCTCGCAGCTTCTGCCGCATCCGTCATTTACATGGCGGGTGCAGCTGATGAGCGCTTTGTCGCCAGCTCTGCCTTTCTGATGATCCACAACTGCTGGGTATTTGCCATCGGTAACCGCCATGCATTGCGAAACATTGCTGATGACATGGAAGAATTCGATGCCGCCATGGTCGATTTGTATGTTGAAGGCAGTGGGCAGAGCGAGAAAGCCATTGCAACCATGATGGATGAAGAAACCTTTATCCGTGGAAAAAAAGCCGTAGAACTTGGCTTTGCGGCTGGCACTTTATCCGCTGCTGAAATTGGCGAATCAACCGACAACACCAGCGCGAACTCACTACGAAAAGTCGATGCCGCGATGGCAAAAGCAGGCGTTCCGCGCAGTGAACGCCGTCAACTATTGCAAGATTTAAAGTCCAGTACGCCGAGCGCTGCTGGCGGCATCACGCTAAATGCTGATGTGTCCGATACGCAAAACGCTGTCGCCCCCGATCTAACTGCGTTAATCAACGCATCAAACACCATTTTATCTAAATAACTGGAGGCGATTATGCCAAACCCAAATTTTGAAAAACAAGTAGAAGAATTAGGTGCCAATCTAACCAAGATTGGTGATCAAATTAAATCGGCGGCAGAAGAAACCAATAAGCAGATCAAGGCTTCTGGTGAAATGCATGCCGAAACCCGTGACAAGGTCGATAAGCTGCTGTTAGAGCAGGGTGCCTTGCAAGCTCGCTTGCAAGAAGCTGAGCAAAAGCTGCTTAAGGGACCGCAAAGTCAGCAAGAAGAACGTGAAATGTCGATCGGTGAGCGAGTAGCGAAAGACAAAGAAATGGAAGGGGTAAACAGCTCTTTCCGTGGTAGTCGTCGTGTGCAAATGCCACGTTCAGCGATTACATCCGCCACAGGTTCAGGTGGTGCATTAGTCCGCCCTGATCGTATGGCTGGTATCGTTGCACCTCCACAGCGCACCTTCACGATTCGCGATTTGATTGCACCAGGTCGAACTGGCAGCAACAGCGTTGAATATGTGAAGGAAACTGGCTTTACCAATAATGCGGCCCCAACTGCTGAAAATACTCAAAAACCGTATTCAGATATCACTTTTGGTTTAGTGAATAATGCAGTACGTACCATCCCGCATCTTTTTAAAGCCAGCCGCCAAATCTTGGATGATGCCGAGCAATTAGCTAGCTACATCGATGCTCGTGCTCGTTATGGCTTAATGCTTGCTGAAGAAACGCAACTGCTGTACGGCAATAATACTGGCGCTAACCTGCACGGTATTATCCCGCAAGCTAGTGCTTACGTTAAACCAGCAGGTGCAACAGTCACTGCAGAGCAGCATATTGACCGCATTCGTCTTGCAATGCTACAAGCTGCTTTAGCTGAATACTCCTCCGACGGTATCGTACTCAATCCGATCGACTGGGCTGTGATTGAAATGCTTAAAGATAGCAATGGGAATTACTTAATTGGTAAACCTCAAGGCCAAACATTCGCAACCTTGTGGAATCGTCCTGTTGTAGAAACTTCTGCGATTGTGCAAGACGAGTTCTTAGTCGGTGCCTTCCAAATGGGCGCGCAGATCTATGACCGTATGGATATTGAAGTCTTAATTTCTACCGAGAACGACAAAGACTTTGAGTTAAACATGGTGACTATCCGTGCTGAAGAACGTTTAGCACTTGCGGTTTATCGTCCTGAAGCGTTTGTCACTGGCGATTTCACTTTCGCCTAACAGCGCAAAATCACTTAACTGATAACTAAAAGCAAAAAGGCCGAATATCTTCGGCCTTTATCGTTTTTATCAAGACCAATTTATAGGAGTAATACCATGGCTAAAGTTCTCGCCATTGCACTTAAGTCCTTTTACTTTGAAAAGGAAGTAAAAACCCGCGCATCAAAACCATTTGAAGTGGATGAACATCATTTCAATGAGCTAAAGCACAACAAATTAGTTGAGCGCGCACCGGAAGAAAAAACAGAAGAAGCAGACGCTAAGGCCGCTGCAGAAGCTGAAACCAAGGCAAAAGAAGAAGCAGATGCTAAGGCCGCTGCCGCAGCTGCAAAAAAAGCTAAAGCTTAATCCGTTATTCAGGAGTCCTCAGTGAGCACCATTTCCCTAGAGCAAGCCAAGCAATTTCTTGACGTTATCCACGATGAGGATGATGCCAAACTGCAATTATTGCTCAATGCCGCCGAGGATGAGGCCTGTCAATTTATGGGAAGGGAATCCCTTACTATTCTGCTTGATGAGACGACTGCAGAACTGCCAGCAAGTATCACTATGGGCGTAATGATTTTACTGCAAGCAAACTATCAAGCAACACCAGAAGATGCGGCAAAACTGCGCAAAGCAGCAGAAATAAAATTAACGCCTTATCGAATTGGTTGGGGCATCTAATGCTAGCGCATCGTTTACGTCACCGGGTTCATATCCAACAACCGATAAAAACTCAGGATCCCCAATCAGGTGGTGATCTCATTGAATGGCAAACCCTCACGCTAGGGGTTAAACCCCTCGATAAGCTCGCTGCAGAGGTATTAACCGGCGCTGGTCGAGAATTATTTGCGGCAGATGCCAAACAAGCTGAAACCAGCGCAAGAATTAATTTTCGTTGGTTCCCCATTGATTTAAGCCTTTTATACCAATGCCGCATTTTATGGGATGGCAGAACCTACGATATCCAATCGGTAGAAACCGACATAACAGGGCGTCAAGAGTGGCGCTTGCGCTGTAAAGATGGCGTTAATCAGGGGCTTTAAGATGGCCGCAAAATTCGATTTCAGTCTCATTGGCTTAAAAGAAGTTAAAGCCAAAATGAACAAGGTTAGCCAAACCGTGCTTGATACCGGTACACGTACCGCGCTGCGCAAAGCTGCTGGCATAGTCAAAAAAGCGGCTCAAGAAAATTCACTCAATGTGGACGACCCCAAAACAGGTAGGCGCATTCGCGACAACGTCACCCTGCAGTTTGCTAGCCGGCTATTTAAAAGCGAAGGCGTGATCATGTATCGAGTGGGTATTGCAACTAATCGCGGCCGTATTCCTACACCGAACGCCGACGAAGGTGCGCGCGGTAATACCCCACACTGGCATTTAGTCGAGTTCGGTACCGAACACGCCCAAGCACAGCCATTTATGCGTCCGGCACTGGCCAATAACATCAATCAAGTGATCGGCCGTTTTACGGTTGAATTTGATAAAGAACTCGATAAGGCACTTTCATGAGTATGGCGCCCATTTTTGTCGTGTGTCGAGAAAGCACGGCAGTAACTGATTTACTCGGTACCAATCCCACGCGGCTTTATCCATTCGGCCAAGCGCCGCAAAACGTAGCCAAGCCCTATGCTGTTTGGCAGGTGATAAGCGGTAGCCCTGAAAACTATATATCAGGCCGCCCAGATACCGACACCTTTGCACTGCAAGTGGATGTGTATGCCGATTCAGGCAATTCGGCTAATGCCGTAGGTGATGCAATTCGCTTCGCCACTGAATTAGAGGCGCATACCACCAATTACAACGGTGATAGTCGCGACAAAGAAACAGGCAATTATCGTCACAGCTTTGACATCGATTGGATAGTCACAAGATAACCCACTAAACACCATTTCATAAAACCCAAAGCCTCTGCAACCGCAGGGGCTTTTTTGTATCTGCCGTAAGGCTATTGTTAGGAGCACACACATGAGTATGAAAACGCAGGGCACACAGCTCTATGCAATCGATCCGGCAGATGATTCCATTTTAGGCGTCATCGCGGTGACTAGTATTGATGGTATTGACAGTGCCGTTGATTCCATCGAAACCACCCCGCTTGAGGCCATGACCCGTGAATTTGAATCAGGCCTAAAATCACCTGGTGCTGCAACGTTTGGCATTAACGTCGACTCACGTATTCCCAGCCATATGCGCCTGCATCAATTAAAAACGGCAGGTACTACATTGAAATGGGCCATTGGTTTTTCTGATGCCATTGGCACTCCTCCAACCGTTACCACTAAAGACTTCACCTTACCCACAACCCGTACTTGGATCACCTTCGAAGGCTTCATGACTGCTTATCCATTCGCGTTTGCGCAAAACGATGTGGTTAAGTCAACCATCGGCATTCAGGTATCTGGCGATCCTTTGGTGGTGCCCGCGACTGTTACGCCTTAATCATAGGTAAGCCTGATTAACCTAAATGAAGTCCACTTAATCAGTGGGCTTTTGCTTAACCGTCTTAACTTAATCCTCAAGGAACAAACATGGAATTAAGTGTTGCTAGCCTTATTCAGTCGGGGTCTTATTCTCCCGCAAAGCCAGAACGCCGCGAAATTTCGTGGAAAAACTCTAATGGTGAAACCAATAAAGCCGTAGTTTTTATCCGTAAAGAGTCATTTGCCACCGCACAAGCCGAAGCCCGCAACTACAATCTCGGCGTTGACTGGCTAACCTCGCGCATTGTGTCCAGCATTGTCGATGAACACGGCAAGCCGCTATTTGAGGTTGACGATATCCTCGGTAATGACGCCCATGGCCCTATCTGTGACTCATTAGGTTACGCCTTAATTGGCGCGATTAACGAAGTCAACGGCATTGGACTGAAACCTGACCCAAAAGCCTTACCGCCGACGACGAATTCTGGCACGAGCTCGTCCTCGCAGGCGTTGGCGGACGAACCATTGAAGAAGCCCAGCAAAACCTCACACACCGAGAAGTCATCAACTGGATCGCCTACCGAGCAAAGTTCGGCCCCTTAAGCCTTCAAGCACGGCAAGAACGCATTGCCGCCGCGCAAATGCACCACCTCAATATCATTCACGGAGGCAAAGCCGATCTTGAACACTTCATGTTGTTCAGCCAGTTGGATGAAGCGCCGCAGCAAGAAGCCACCGTTGATGATGTGCTTATGATGTTAAAAGCCAGCGCCATCAAAAAGTAATTCAAATTAGTGCAATAAGGCCAAGGACGGCCAACCAATCTAAATATTCAATAGGATCATCCAATGGCAAATCGTTCATTAAGCAATTTAACGCTAAATTTGATTGCAGAAACAGGCAGCTTCAATGCTGGCATGGACTCGGCCGAACGGTCATTGGATAAAGTTGCTAGAGCAGCCCAAAAACAAAAAAATGATCTAGTTCGACTAATGGGACAGATTGACCCACTAGTGTCTGAGTACGCCAAGCTAGATAAAATGGAGCGACAACTCCAAAAGCATCGAGAGACAGGCACTTTAGCGGGCAGCGAATATGATCTTTATGCCAAACGCTTAGCAACTATGCGAAGCGAATTAGGCAAAACGGGTGCAGAGTACGACAAAACTGGCATGTCAGCCAAACAAATGGCCTTTGCAACTCGCGGTTTACCTGCTCAGTTTACCGATATCGCCGTATCGCTCCAAGGTGGTCAAAACCCCATGACCGTATTTTTGCAGCAAGGCGGTCAGTTAAAAGATATGTTTGGCGGCGTGGGCCCAGCAGCTAAAGCCATGGGTGGCTATATTGCTGGTTTGGTTAATCCATTTACTGTGGGCGCCACAGCAGCTGGCGTAATGGCGCTGGCGTATTACCAAGGCAGCATAGAGGCAGATAGACTACGTAATGCATTAATACTAACGGGCAATTCTGCAGGTACTACTTCAGACGAATTAATGGATGCCGCCAAGCGTATTGATGCCATTAGTGGCACCCAACGCCAAGCCGCTGCTGCACTGGCAGAGGTTGCTAATACTGGCAAGTTTACCGCCAGTCAAATCGAATTAGTCGGCCTTGCAGCCGTACAAATGGAAAATGTCACCGGCAAAGCGGTCGCCGATACGGTGGCAGAATTTGTCAAACTTGCTGATGATCCCGTTAAAGCGGCTGAAGAACTCAATAAAAAATACAACTTCCTCACCGCATCTGTTTATGAGCAGATTGTCGCACTAAAAGAAGCGGGTAAGACCACCGAGGCATCAAACTTAGCATTTAAGGCTTATAGCGACGCAATAGGTGATCGTACTAGCGATATCACTTCAAACCTTGGCTATGTCGAAAGGTCATGGAAAGCGGTAAAAGAGATATCCGCCGAGGCGTGGGACGCCATGCTCGACGTTGGCAGACCCTCATCACTAAATGAAGAACTTGCTAAAGTAACCAAACAGATAGAGGAAAAAAAAGCCCAAATAAACGCTGAAACATCAAGGCTTGGGGAAAAGGGATATACAGACCTTAACGCTTATAAAGCTGAGTTGAAGGTTCTTGAGATAAGCCGTAAAGCGTTTGAAGCAAAAATGAATGCCGGAAAGAAAGCTGCCGAACAGCAGGCTGAGTCTAATAAATTAGAAAAAGAGCGCATCGAGCAGATCAAGTATTTGGCGGCTGAAAATGAAAAAAGCCTAACCAATGAGCAAAAGCGCACCAAAGAGATAGAAAAATATAATCAAGCACTTGCCAAGTTGCGCAAGGACGACCCAAACAACGCCCTACTTAATCCTGAGGTAATCAAACGCACACTCGCCTCCATTGAAGAAAAGTTTAAAGACTCTGCCAAAACCACCAAAGCCTTTGCTGACGATGCCGCCACTACGTATCTCATGCGTTTGCGCGAAACCCAAGCAGGCTTGCAAGGTCAGCTAGATAGCAGCACTAAGTTAACGCAAGCACAAAAAGAACTATTGCAATTTGAGCAGCAAATCTCCGATATCAAAAACAAAGAGATCCTTACCGCTGAACAAAAAAGTTATCTAGCAAAAGAAGACCAACTCCGCGCCGAAAACCAAATGAATGTCGCACTGGCAGAGCAAATAAAATTGCGCGATCAAGCCCTGCGAACACAAAGCTACAGCGCCAATCTCACTGCTAACCTAGCCGCAGAACAACAGCGCAACGCCGATAAACTTGCCACCTTTGGCCTTGGCGACAAAGCCCAGCAACGCCTAGGTGATCGCCAAGGCATTGAGCAAGATATCGAGCGTGCTCAGGGTAAAGCGTTATCAGATAACCTCGCAGGCCGAACGACTGATGAAGAGTATCAACAACAGCTTGCTATGTTGAAAGATAACCTCACCGCACGCTTGGCCGTTCAGGATGAATACTATTTAGCCCTCGACGCCAAACAAGCCGATTGGACTAACGGTGCCCGTTCATCAATGCAAAACTACATTGATGCCGCAGCTGACATGGCAGGCCAAACCAAAACCCTCATGGATGGTGCTTTTGGCGGCATGACCGACGCGCTTACCGATTTTGTAATGACGGGTAAGGCTGGCTTTGCCGGGCTCGCTAAATCCATCATTGCGGATATTGCCAAAATTGCCATGCAAAAAGCCATTGCTGGTCTGGTGGGGAATATGTTTGGTGGTTTCGCAGATGGAGGCGCAGTTGGCGATACTGGATTCTCATCTGGCGGCTTTACTGGCTTTGGTGGGAAATACGAGCCTGCAGGTATTGTTCACAAGGGCGAGGTCGTTTGGTCGCAGCGTGATGTAGCGGCTGCTGGCGGCGTGTCCACAGTGGAAGCCATGCGCAAAGGCAATAAAGGCTACGCCAATGGCGGCATAGTTGGCGGCGCAGCCTATAACGGCGTGCCAGCCTCGGCAACGGCAGGCGCTGGCGTGGTGCATGTTGAGGTCAACATAGATCAAAGTGGCAATGCCACAACCAAAGCCGATACCCCTGCCTTAAGTCAGTTCGGCAGCGAGCTGGGTAAGTTTGTCGAGCAAAAATACCGCGAGCTATTGGCGAAGGATTTACGCCCTAATGGTCAAATTGGCCGCACTATGGCTGGAGGTTATCGCTAATGCCGCAGACATTCACTTGGGCACCCGATAATGGCGCTACAGGCGATACCCAATATCGCACCCGCACCGCACAGTTTGGCGATGGTTATCGTCAGGCAGTTGGTGATGGTATCAACAGCAAAATTCAAAGCTGGCCACTGACATTTACCAAAAATAAAGCCACAGCTGAAGCGATCACCGAATTCTTTAATGATCACCAAGGCTTTAAGGCTTTTGCGTGGACGCCCCCACTCGGTACCGCCTCACTGTGGAAAGTGACTCAGCAAACAAACACCCCGCTAGGTGGCGGCATGTACCGAATCACCGCCACTTTTGAACAAGCATTTCATCCTTAACACTTCGCTATCGGACGTAAACACATGGCATTTGAAACTATCAGTCTTGGCACCCAGCCAGCAGGCACGGGTGGAGATACCGCCCGTACCGCTTTTGAAAAAGTTAACCGCAACTTTATAGCCGCCGATGTACTAGCCGCAGCCATGTCACAAGCACAGTTTGAAGCAATACGTGCACAGAATAATGAAGAATTTGCAGCAAGTGGCTTTGTGCATTTTGGTAAGCATACAGATTTACTAGCATCTAGAATTGTAGTTAATGAGGGTCTATTTACTGACTTACTAACTAGTAATATTTTAGGTGTTGGCTACCCTTTAAACTCATCTCAACGAGGTAAATCTAAAACGGATGCACCAGTATTAAATGTTGCTGGCGTAATATTTAATATTTATGCGCTAAATTCATTTGATGCTTGGAATAAAATTAAACTCCCGCAAGCTCCCGATGGCAAAGTCACTTACAACAAAACTACGGGCGTTGTAACTACACACGCCACTGTTACCGCAGCATTTAATGCTCAGGCAGCAGACCAAACGAATGTTGAGGTAGTAACCGACCGTGTAGATATGTGGGGATTTGAGGCTTGGTTAGAAGAAGTCAATACAACCAATCCGTATGTTTATCCAAATGGGCTAATTCAATCCCAAGCTACAACTATGGATGGCACTGCTACTTCGGCTAGTGCTCGCCCAGTAACTTATTATGCAGTGTTCTATGGTGATACTGGTTCAAAAGGGAAAGGTTTAAACTATTTTGCTTTGAGTGATGCTAATAAAAAGAAAGTATTAGCTAATTCTAAGAACAATTTGTACTACCTAGATGATGGTCGATTGGTTCAGTGGCGTTTACGTCAAAGGTCATTTGCTGGGGCGGGGAATGGAGATTGGACCAGTATCAGCCCAGTTACAGACCAATACGGTGTGAGATTTTCAGCAACTAATGATGCTATCCCCCAAGGAAGCTTAAATACAACGTCAAATAGACAACCTACTCAGTATTTTTATTCTAGTAAGAATCCACCATCAAATATTATTGATGCAAGATTTTATAATGATGCTGGTGTGTATCAAATACGTCCTACATCGGCTGATTTATGTGGCATTAATGGACAGTGCTATTTCCTAGTATGTGGAACAGTTAATAGGCTGAACCAAGGAGCGTATCATCCTAGCTTTAACCCTAGTGGTACTGCTTCTTGGACCTCTGCCCAGCAACCATATTTGGCATGTACTTGGGATAATAAGGACGCTAGAACAAAATTAAGTGGTGAGCCAACTAACACCGCTGGCTGCTTTACAGGTGCCCTTGGAACGTCAAATGGAGGTTTTGGTAATATAGGCACAAAATCTTATGATGGGTATAATCATCCGGATAAGCGTTTCTACGATGCTATTTATGCTGAGGGTCAAGGGGGGGTTTGTCGAGATATGCGCTACTCAGCTAATGGGGTTGATTTAGTTGATTTTGCAGAAGCTGACCAAAAGGTTAAAAACGGTACTTATCGTGGGTTTGAAAAACTTAAATTTACTTTAATTACCAAAACTACAGGGGCTGCAGGTTCGTGGGATTATCTACCTAGATTACCATCAAATTTTATAAGGGAAGCATCTATTGGGGATATTATTTATGTTCAGACTCAATCAGGTACTTATGAAAAACGCACGGTAATTAGTAAAGATGCTTCAAATATACGGATAAATGCAGCTGTAGATTATGCATTAGATTATATTTGTATATTAGAAACCACAAAAAGTTTATCCGTTGGTGGTTCATTCCTTCAAACAGATGTAATTGGTAATCCTGCTAATATCCTAGCAACACCTCAACTAGTTAATGGTTGGCAAGGTAGCTGGCTTCCTATAATTCCTGATGGTGTGAAGAAATATAGTGATTTCTTCTTTACTCGAAAAGTTATTCAAACTTCACCCTTATCTTCGGTTTCAACAGATAATAACGGTACATCGTGGGTAACTGGAGCACCACCAGTGAATTCTGTAATAAATTCTGTATCTTCACCAACGGTATTCCCAGCGAATAGAGTGCAATTATTACCTTATCAAGCCTTCGCAAAACAAACAGAAAATGCAGTTAACGGTGTGGTTTATGGTGGAGAAAAAGGAATTGGTAGTGTATGGGAATATTCAGGTTTTTACCCGCATACTTGGGGTAACGCATTACTAGAATCTTTATTAGGTAAAGTAGGTGTTAGTGCAGATTCTAATCTATTTATAGGTAATTTAGCTCTTATATATAGTATGTTACGGTTAACTGGAGAGCAGGATGCTAGCTCTGTTCGTTTACCAATTCATAATTCTATTAATTTGAGTGCACCAACAAATAGTAGTTCTGGAGTTAAAGCCATTAACTATAACGTCAATCTAAACCAGCAAGCATTTATCCAGTATGCTTACACTGAGCTTAAGCATAATGGAACGAACTGGGGTGATGATGGCAAAGTGACGATTGTCGATAACCAAACCACTAAGACCGACTTAAACGGCAATACTGTTTTAGTGGGCACAGCTAAACTTAAAGAGCCAATCGGCTGGATTAAGAACAAGGTGTAACTCTGGTTTAAGGATATCTATGGACTTAAGTATGTTTTACGAACTCGATGATGCGGGCTCGCCTGTGCTCGATGAGCACGATCTACTAGTAATACGCCATCGGCCAGAGTCAAAAGCTCTGGCCGATGTGCTTTTAGTCACCCGCTTACATGCCGCTAATCCGGCAATGCACCATGTGATCGATAAGTTTATTGAGCTGTACAGTGTCACGTTGCAATGGGATTGGTTTGAGCAGTATCAAGCATGGCTTGTACGTAAAGCTGATGCCGAGCTTAATGCGCCAGCGCTACCGATAGAAACCCAAGATCAACAAGTGCTTGAACGTCCATTATTTGCAGAGCCTGAGCCTGTTCGTCCTGAACTTAAAACGATTGAGCAATATCGCGCTGAAATATTGATTGATGGCATTAGTATCGATGAATACCTATTCCGCACTCAACGGGCAGCGGCAGTTAATTCCATTACTGTTAAAGTCGATGGATTAGTCTTTGATGGTGACGAACAATCCCAGCGCCGAATGTTGGCAGCAATTCACGCCTCAGAAGATGCTGGGATTGAAAGTACTATTTGGCGCTTAGCAGATAACACCGAAGCTGCCGTCACAGTAGAACAAATTCGCCAGGCGCATTCATTGGCGATTATCGAGCAAGGCAAGCTATGGACCAAAGGTGCCGCCGATGCTTAGTGCCGATATTCAAACCCTCGAACCTGGCAATGAGGTTATTCTCTACGAAATCGACGGCAGCGCTTTTGGCGCCGATATCCTGCGCTTTCATGCCCACAATATTCCGTACTCAGATGCTGACCTTAATCAACCAGAGTTACCAGCACGAATCATTCATTGGCAAGGCGAACAGTACAGCGCATGGCCAGCGCAGTTAGAAGGAGTCGAAGTTAACTCTGATGGCTCACCCAGTACGCCAACACTAACCGTTGCCAACATCGATGGCAGTATCAGCGCTCTATGTTTGTACTTTCAGAACATGGAGCAAGCCAAGGTCACGATACGCCGAACGCTGGCAAAATATCTCGATGCGACCAACTTTCCCAGTGGCAATAGCGAAGCGGATCCAACGCAAGAAGCGGTAGAGATTTGGTATGTTGATAAAAAGGTGAATGAGGATAATGTCGCTGTCACTTTTGAGCTATCAAACCCTGCTGACTTGTCAGGCCAAAAAATCGGCCGACAAATGACGGCCTATTGCTCATGGTGCCAGCGCGGTGAATATCGCGGCGCTGATTGTGGCTACACAGGTGAAGCTATGTTTACCGAAGATGACGAGCCGACTGATAACCCAGCGCTTGATCAGTGCTCTGGCACGATAGCCGGTTGTACTTTACGATTTGGTGAAAATGAAGAATTACCCCACGGCGGATTCCCCAGCGTTCGGCTTATACGTTAAGCCTATGCGTTAAGTGATCGGCTATGCGTTAAGACCACAATGAGTTAAACAAGCGCTAGCATTCAAGCATCCATCAAACATTGATCAAGCATTTTCCCGCCGTCGGCAAAATGGTCTAACACAACCTAAGCAGGTCCCTATGCATCCAACTATCTTGCATGCTTTTACTCAGCATGCGGCTAACTGCTACCCCAATGAATGCTGTGGGCTGATCATCCAGCAAGGTAACAAGCCTTGTTATGTGCCATGCGATAATAAGGCAACTAACAAAGCAGATGAGTTTGTGATTGATCCACTGCAATATGCTGCCATTGAAGAACAAGGGCAGATCATAGGTATTTGCCACAGCCACCCAGATGCGAGCAGCAAACCTAGCCAGCGTGATATTGCCATGTGTGAGGCGAGCGGATTACCTTGGCATATTCTCAGTTGGCCTGATGGGGATTTACGCTCTATGGTGCCAACGGGTGAGCAAAAACCATTGTTAGGTCGTCCATTTGTGCATGGAGTATGGGATTGCTATAGCTGTGTTCGCGACTGGTACCACGATGTTCAAAGCATTTTATTGCCAGACTTTGAGCGCCAAGACGGCTGGTGGGAAGGTGAGCAAGAGCTGTACCTCGATAACTTCGCTAAAGCTGGCTTTAAGGCACTCCCCAATATCAATCTTGCAGATCTTAAAATTGGTGACGGCATCTTAATGCAAATTCAAAGTCAGCGAGTAAATCACGCCGCTGTTTATGTCGGCGACGGTAAAATCCTGCACCATCTTTATGGTCGCCTTAGCCGCTACGATATTTACGGCGGGTACTGGCAGCGCAATACAAGGGTGATTGTGCGTTATCATGTACTATAGATCAACTTGTTATAACCTGCCAAACAATCGTACTATAAGCCTAATTAATCGAGCATTACAATGGAGGTATTTTCATGTTTATGAAGCAAATTTTTACTATTTTTGTATTAATTTTTGTGTTGTCTGGGTGTGGTAATAACTCAGAAATTAATCTTTGGGGAAAGGCATTCCACGGAGCAACAGAAGCACAAATCAAGGAGATCTATCCAGAATCCATAAGTAGTGCTGAAGATAGTAAAGACGACTTTTCTGGCAAATTGAAATTCAATAATTATGAGATTGATGGGGATAAATTCGAAGTAATTTTCTTTTTTGATAAGCAAGGAGGTTTGGCTCAAGTTGGATTGACTCCAGCGAATGAAAGTAAGCTTACAGAAACAAAGTTTACCAGTTTTAAGGATGGGTTACTTGTTAAATACGGTAAGGCTTTGGAAGAAAATAAGCCCAAATCATCATTTATCAAAGAATATCAAGGTAAGTGGGTGACAGATGAAAAGGTCATAGTTCAGGTAAATTACAATGTTTATGACAAAGACGATTATGGATACCTCTATATTATTTATTACCTACCTGAATCAGCTAGCAAAATCTAGCACATATTGAGAGGCTTGCAGATGCTGGCGAATGGCTTTACCACCAATGGTGGTAAAGCTAACAGCAGAAGCTATCAATTAATAAAGGATAGTATAGGCATATTCATATGAATATGCCTTCAATTGGATGACTGGCGAGAACAGTCGGCAAGGTGGGTTATTGCTGAAAATGGTGGCCTATCTTAAAACTAAAATGAAATTATAATGTTTCCATCGTTAATTTTCACAAGATAACCTGCATCATCAAAAGTCTTTTCAACCAATTTTAAAGCACTAAATATCTCAGCATCTGCAACTGGCATTGAGCAGGTTAATTTTTTTGTATCAAGTTCAATTTTTCGTTTACCAACCACTACAGCTCCATTGATAAGATCGTTAATTTCATCAACAAATAATGATGCTAATGCAATGCCTGAGTCTGCATTGTTTTTGGCTATCTTCCCTGCTATTGATGCGGGTAGTGTTGGGGTTAGCAAATTTTCCAGCGCGTCACCATGCAGCAAGCTTGCTGCCGATGAATTTTGGTCAGCAATAAAGCTCACCTCTAATCGATGCACTATCTCAGCGTTCATTGAACGACCGTTTTTGTTGGATTCCTCTTTAATTTGCTCACGCATCCCGCTAGGAAAGCGCAACATGAACTTATCTAAGGTATCACTAGGGAAATTTTTTTTCGTCATGATTCTAATAGCATAGCGTCAACTCGACATAAATAGAATAGTGTCGAGTTGACATACTTAGTGTTAGTGGTTAAATTTATGGTGTCGAATCGACATCATGAGGAATGGCAATGAAAAAAAATACAGTAATACCACTTAGGCTAATGTTGCGGTTACCACCAGAGGTGCACCAGATTGCTAAAGAAATGTCTGAACAGCAGTTGCGGTCGCTAAACTCAGAGATTGTCTATCAATTAAAACGCGCTTATGGATTGGTTGAAAAGGAAGAGGTAGCTGCATGAACTTAATAACTGGCAAGCCGCTAACCATGACCAGCCGAGAGATAGCCAACTTAGTTGAGAAACGTCACGATAACGTAAAGCGCACTATTGAAAACCTTATATCTCAAGGAGTTATTGTTCACCCTCAAATTGAGGATGAACATGTAGCTGATACCATTGGCAGGCAAAGAACAATACAGGTATTCAGCTTTACAGCAGAGCAAGGCAAGCGCGATAGCATTATAGTTGTTGCTCAGCTTTCGCCTGAGTTTACCGCAAGACTGGTTGATCGCTGGCAAGAGTTGGAAGCAAAGCAGTCTAAGCCATACCCGCAGATCCCGCATTCATTTGCAGAAGCACTGCAACTCGCCGCTAACCAAGCCAAGCTACTTGAGCAACAAGCGCCGAAAGTGGAATTTTTCGATCGGCTAGTGGTGCGTGACACATTAATGAATGCAAGCCAAGTGGCGCAAAAGCATAACTTGTCAGCTGTTCGCCTAAATAAGTTTTTGGATGAGCATGACGTTTATAGCCACGCCATTAAACGCGGCAGAGTATTTCAGCAGTGGTTTATTGATAAAGGCTTTGGAAAGCTTCGCCAAACCGACCAAGGTTATTCGCAGGCTATGTTTACTCCAGCGGGTGAGGCGTGGATTTGTGAGAAGTTAGTGAGTAAAGGAGTGGCCGCATGATTGCCACAAAAAATGAAGCCCCAACTGCGCTAACAGTTGAGGCATCTTTAACAACGTCCGTCCGTACCAAGGAATCGAACATGAATAATGTTAACACAATTCAATCATTAAATCATCTAGTCACCACCCAAGATGGCGCATTAATAACCACATCAATTAATGTGGCAGAGGCTTTTGGAAAGTTGCACAAAAACGTAGTTCGTAAGCTTGAAATGATAGAATGTTCACAAGAATTCACTGAGCTCAATTTTGAGCTCAGTGAATATAAGGATGCAACAGGCCGTAATCTGCCTATGTATAAAATGACTAAAGACGGCTTTATGTTTTTGGTGATGGGTTTTACTGGCAAAAAGGCGGCGATGATCAAAGAAGCCTATATCAATGCCTTTAACTGGATGGCAAAGCAACTGAGTGGCGCTGCACCCAAAAAGACGACGACTGATGAGCGTACAAGCTTGCGTAATGCGGTTAATCTACTGATGGCAAAAAAAGGCCTGATATATCCAGATGCTTACAAAATAATTCATCAGCGCTTTAATGTTGACCACCTAGATCAACTCGAAAAATGCCAGTTAACAGAAGCCGTTGAGTATGCGCATAAGTTGGCATTGGATGGGGAGTACTTACCATCAAAACCTGTTAATCCTCCAGCTAATCAATTGCAAAATAATGATATTACTAACATTAATGCACTTTGCCATCACATGGTCTGCTTAAAAAATGCTTTTTATCAGTACAAGCTGGCAGGTGTATTTGAGGCACTTGGGTCAAGAGCTGGGGTTGATATGGTGGGACATATTAGTGATGGTTTTTGTGTTGCCAATAATGTCCGTAATATAGTGCTTAAGTTTGAGCAAAATGGCTTGCCAGAGTCTATTGCCCCAGTGATGTAATTTATTTATCCTGCTATAACAATGCGGATAGCCGCATCTAATACTTACGACCGCAAGCCACCTTTTAGGTGGCTTTTTTATTGCCTCAAATTTGTAGAAAAAACCTATGAGCATAAATCAACTGACCACCATCAAATTCTCCGGATCGCTGGCTAAAAAGTTTGGGCGTGAGCATAAACGATTTTTAGATACTGGAACGACAACCGAAGCATTTAGTGCCATTAGGAATACCTTGCAAGGGTTTGAGCAGTTCATTAAAGAACAGGCCAAGCTTGGCCTGCGCTATGCCATTTTTCGCAATGGTAAAAACACAGGCGAAGATGAGTTTGATTTGGCTGGAACGAGGGAAATCCGCATTGTGCCTGTTGTAGGTGGCAGTAAGCGTGGTGGTATTTTGCAAACTATTGTAGGGGTAGTGTTAATCGTTGCGGGTGCTTTTTTATCAGCGACGCCATTTGGAGCCCCATTAATTGGAGCCGGTATTAGCATGGTTGCTGGCGGGGTTATCCAAATGCTCTCACCGCAAGCGAAAGGACTCAAGGGTAGGGAAGCCGCAGAGAACGCCCCAAGTTATGCCTTTGGTGGCGCGGTAAATACCACTGCTGCTGGCAACCCAGTTGGCATTGGTTATGGTAAGCGCCGCATTGGTGGCGCCATTATTAGTGCAGGCATTTATGCCGAAGATATTGCTACATCAAAGCGCCCAATCCAATCAGGTGGCGGTAATGGTGGCAATGGCAGCGGCAGTCAACAGGAGCAATAATCAGCATGGGTATTCCTGCATTAAATCAACAACTGACTATTCATGGCGCTAAAGCTGGTGAAGGTGAGCAGCGTTCGCCAGTCGAATCCCCTGATGATCTGCGCTCAATTGCGAAAGCTAAAATCTTATTGGCGATCGGTGAAGGGGAGTTTGACGGCCAATTATCTGGTCAGAATGTCTTTTTAGATGGTACGCCACTACTTGATCCCAATGGCGCCGAAAACTTCCCCGGTGTGATTTGGGACTTTCGCCCAGGCACTGCGCATCAAACTTATATCCCCGGACTGCCATCGGTTGAAAATGAAGTAGCCTTAGGTATTGAGTTAAAATCAGATCAGCCTTACACCCGTGCCATCACTAACTCATTACTCTCTGCTGTACGTGTGCGCTTTCGCTGGCCAGCACTGCAACAACAGCTCGATAACGGTGATGTAAACGGCTATCGCATTGCGTACGCCATTGATCTATCCACTGACGGCGGTAGCTATCAAACCGTGTTAAGCACAGCGGTTGATGGTAAAACCACCCAACCATACGAGCGCAGCCACCGCATTGACTTGCCAACTGGTAGCGGCTGGCAAATCCGTATTCGCCGACTTACCCCAAATCAAAATAACAATCGTGTTGCCGACTTAATGCAAATTGCGGCGATCACCGATGTGATTGACCGTAAGCTCAAGTACCCCAATACGGCACTGTTATATGTCGAGTTTGACGCCAGCCAATTCCAAAACATTCCAGTGATATCCTGCGAGCCCTTTATGCGCAAAGTAAAGGTGCCCACTAACTACAATCCACTGACTCGTGATTATGCTGGCGTGTGGGATGGCAGCTTTAAAATTGCATGGACCGATAATCCAGCATGGGTGAGTTACGACATCATCCTTGATGATCGCTTTGGCACAGGTCGCAGGATCAATGCTGCGCTGGTGGACAAGTGGGAGCTTTACCAGATTGCTCAGTATTGCGATCAGCTGGTTCCTGATGGCAAAGGCGGTATGGAGCCGCGCTATATTTGCAATATCTACATTCAGCAAGCTACTGAAGCGTGGCAGGTATTGCGCGATTTAGCGTCTATCTATCGCGGCATGACTTATTGGTCAAACGGCCAAATGTACTCAGTGGCCGACATGCCACGCGATGTAGATTTCATTTATAACAATAGCAATGTGATCGACGGCAAGTTTAGCTATTCATCCAGCAGCGAAAAAGTTAAATACACTCGAGCATTAATCAGCTGGGATAACCCTGATAATGCTTATGAATCCGATGTTACCTCTGTATCAGATCAACCATTACAGCGCCGCTATGGCGACAACGTGATCGAATTATCTGCCTTAGGTTGCACCCGCGAATCAGAAGCTCAGCGCCGCGGCAAGTGGGCTATTTATACCAATAACAATGACCGTGCCGTCAATTTTAAGGTGGGAATGGATGGCAGCATCCCATTACCTGGCTTCGTTATCGGTATAGCAGATCAATTGATTGCAGGTAGCCGGATTGGTGGGCGAATCTCGGCAGTTAACGGCAAACAGCTCACTTTAGATCGTGCGGCAACAATTGCGGTTAATGATCGACTCATTATCAACTTACCTAGCGGTAAAGCGCAGGCGCGTACTATTGAGGCCATTAATGGACGTGTGGTTACGGTAACAACGGAATACAGTGAAACCCCACTGCCACAGCTGTTATGGTCGGTTGAGTCAGACGAGCTAAAGCTGCAGCAATTTAGAGTGCTGCGCGTAGCCAAAGCAAATAGCGACAGCATTGAGTACGAGATCACCGCAGTTGAGCATAACCCAAGCAAATATCCGTATATCGATACAGGTGCACGGTTAGAAGAACGCCCTATAAGCAAGCTGCCAATCGGTGCACAAGAAGCGCCGGCTACTGTCACCATTTCACAGTCCGTATTCACCGAGCAAACACTCTCTGTTACCACTATGACTATTCAGTGGGCGACCGCAAAAAATGCGGTTGCTTATGAAGTGGAATGGCGAAAAGACTCTGGCGAGTGGATAAAACTGCCAAAAACTAGCAGTACATCAGTTGATATCCGTGGCGTTTACACCGGGCAATATATTGCTCGAGTCCGTGCAATCAACTCTGTCGATGTTTCGTCAGTACCCAAGTCCTCCGAACTGACCAACATCACGGGTAAAACTGGCTTGCCTCCTGCAGTAGCTTCATTCACAGCCTCGCCGTTAGTGTTCGGTATCGGCTTAAATTGGTTATTCCCTGCAGGTGCTGAGGATACTTTACGGACTGAGATTGAGTACGGCCCCAACAACAACGATAGTGGCATGATCAAGTTAGGTGATTTTGCTTACCCGCTAAACAGCCACACAATGACAGGCTTAAGCGCCGGCGCTAATTTTTGGTTTAGGGCTCGGTTAGTCGATCGCACTGGCAACGTTGGGCCGTGGTCTAACTTTGTAAATGGCCAATCTTCAACAGATCAAACAAAATATGATGAATATTTCAGCGAACGCATTACATCATCAGCGCTAGGGCAAGAACTACTCAGAGAAATAGAACTGATCCCGCTGATAAAAATTGAAACTGACAAAATTCCTGATATTGAAATCAGTATTACTGATACTCAAACTCAAATTCAGCAAATGCAGGCTGAAATTGCTGATATAGCAGGTGCACCAGACTGGGACAATACTGCTAGTTATTTAACTGGACAACTAGTTAAATATCAAGGAAAGCTGTACTCAGCCAAGCAAACTGTACCAGCAGGAACGCTGCCTACAAATACAACATACTGGACTAAAATAGGTGAATTTTCATCTTTAGGTGAAGCGGTATCTGCGTTAACTGTACGAGTTGATAGCGTTGAAAACTCAATAGAGACTATTGATGGTCAGCTAGTATCACAAGCATCGCGGCTGGATGGGATATTCGCTTTAGTAAATCCACCACTAGCAGGTGACATCAGTTGGAACGCCGGATCTACAGTTGTCTTTGCTGGCGTTTGGTCTGAGCAATATGCAAGGGCAACAGCTGATGAAGCATTAGCTAAGCGCATCGATACAGTTTCCGCATCAGTAGGTGATACGCAATCGGCAATCTCAATTGAACAATTGGCCAGAACTACTGCAGATGAAGCATTAGCCTCGCAAATCACCACTGTTTTTGCAGTATCAAATAATAATTCAGCAATAATTAAAGAAGAGCAAATAGCGCGAGCCGATGCCGATAGCGCATTAGCAACACAGATCACCACAGTTCAGGCCTCGGCGACCGCCGCTAATACTGCGGCATCAACCGCACAAAGTGCTGCAAACTCAGCCGCACAAGCTGCTGCCGATGCTGCAGGTTTGGCTGGTACCAAAGGCAAAGTACTTATTCAGTCTACTGCTCCAGCAGCTGCTGATCGCTTAGCGCAAAACCTGTGGATCGATACCACAGGCAATGCCAATACGCCTAAGCGTTGGAGTGGTTCAGCGTGGGTTGCTGTCACTGATAAAGCCGCGACCGATGCCGCCAGTGCCGCAGCTGCTGCCCAAGCCGCCGCGAACGCAGCCCAACAAGGTGTTACCCAAAACGCTGCAGCGATTCAAACCGAGCAAACAGCAC